GAGGCGGACGTCTTCAAGCGTTGCGAGGAGCGAGACCCGGTCACCCCGGAAGAGGGACGTAAACTCGGAACGCAGGACATCTTCCTTTGCGCCGGCGTCGACCACGGGACCGGAGGGTACTCCCCCACGGGCATGAGCGAGATGGGCGAGCGCAGGACCAAGAAGGGCGTCGGGCCGTCCTTCACCGTGGTCGCCATGGGGGCCTATTTCCCAGACGGTAGGTTCCGGATCGTGAAGATCATCAGGTTCGTCGGTGAACTGGCAAACCTGGCCCGGCAACCGGAGATCATCAACCAGATCATCCGGGAGCACGGCGTCCAATGGATCATGTCCGACTACGGGTTCGGAGTCCATACGAACGCGCGACTGGTCGCCGATCACGGGTGGTCGAGGCTCGGGGACTACCCGCTCCTCCTCGAGGCCGAGTACGTCGCCTCCCACAGTCCGTACACCTTCCATCAGCAGGCCTTCCGGTACATGATCGACAGGAACACGGCGATCGAGAAGACGATCGACGGCATCAAGCGGGGGATCATCACTTTCTTCCGGCAGGACGAGATGAAGAGGTTCATCGACGACTTCACCTCGATCTATGTGGAGTACAGCCACACGACGAATCGGATAAAGTACGACCACACGCTTCCGGACGACGCCTTCCACGCCGTGCTATACTGCTACCATGCGGCTCTTCAGAGGAAGGGGCGGCTCGTGTCCACCTCGCTGCCCTCGATTTGATTTGAGTCTACCGGCGGGTATCCTTACTTGAACTCAGGAGGTTAGGCATGGACGTCAATCCCATGAAACTGATGACTCTCGCCAAGGAAGTGAGCGACAACTTCCTTTCCAGCGGGGTCAGTCTGAACGAGTCCCTCCGAAAGGCCGCCGAGGCGAACGAACTCAACCCGATGCAGATCCGCAGGGTTGCCGAGATCGCCAACCACGACGCGAACCTCGCCATGCTCAAGCGGTCGGAGGACAAGAACTTCACCATCGACCTCGCCGACGCCGACGCAGTCATCCAGCAGATCCGCGTCTCCTCCGCGCCTCTGGCCAAGCACGCATCGGTCTTCGAGGTTCTCGATGCGGTCAGGCCGGCCTTCGTGAAGACGGCCGAACTGGCGATCACGGACCCCGAAGGAGACGGGTGCCGCCAAAGGAACGCCGATCTCCTCATGAAGAAGCTGGCGTCACGCGTGATCCGGTACCGGGACGAACTGAACAGCCAGATCATGGGCCTCCGCGGGGAACTCGAGGGGGAGATGCACAAGGTCGCCAACCTCGCCAAGGAGCACATCATCCTGAACGAGGGGAAGCTCTCCGACCTGTTCAAGTTCGCGTGCGGCCGCGACCCGGAATGGGCACCGATCTGGAAGGAAGTCTTCGAAGGCATCCGGCAGGACATGATGAAGCTGGGTGCCCCCGTGGACAAGTCCCTCATCAACGACAACCTCGAGATGCCCGACAGCACCCTGGACATCGTCAACGGCGGGCACGTGCTGGCCATCTACCTCGACACGATCAAGAACAAGATCAGCGACGAGGACCGGGCCTCCAAGCGCCTCCGCCTGATGGACACGTTCGGGAACGCCGTCGTCGACAGGATGGAGTCCCTCAAGACCCCGGAGGACTTCAGCCGGGAGCTGCTCGACACGCTGGACAACTTCCGCAAGCAAGCCGAGGCGGGTCTCGATGGATTCCTCGAGTTCATCGAGAACTTCGCCAAGGATGCGTCGATCCCTTCCGCCCTCACGATCGGAATTCCCGCCGCGACGCTCGGTCTCGGCGCCGCAGCAGTGGGCACGGCCGGACACATCGGAAGGGAACTCAAGCACAAGAAGAACCAGCCCTACAACGAGGCCGAGCGGCTTCAAGAGATGATCAACTGAGGCTGACGAGGTTGTTATGCCCCTCATGAAGAAGTACGCCGCGCTCTACGGCGACCTGGAATTCACGCAGGAAGAGCAGGAGGATCTCGGCCGGGTCGCCGCCCGGCTGATCAAGATCGCGTCCGACGGCTGCAAGGAGCAGGACCTCATCCGATTCTTCGTCGACGAGTTCAAGGGAATCGACGAGGAGACCTTCGATCGCCTGAACGGGACCGTCGAGTTCCTCTCCTTCTACGAGAAGACGGCAGGATCCCTCCAGACCCTCGGCCTGCTCCTGGCCCCGCTGGCGACGGCCATCGCGGCCACGCCCCTCGTCGCCCACGGGATCAAGTACCTCCAGGAGGGCAGCGCGGTAAAGCAGTCCCTGGCGACGATCATGAGGGACCATCCGGAACTCAAGGGGGACCCGAACGTCCCGATGTACTTCCAGGCCATCGTGGACTTCGCCCCGTCCGTGGCGAAGAACCCGCTCATCGCAGGCAACCTCCTGTCCCAGTGGCACAAGGCCGGTCCGAGCCTCGCGACCCCGCAGATCCTTAGGGAGCTGGTGGGGATCCAGAAGGACATCCCCTCGAGGGCACTCGACGCGACCGGCCCGTCCGGGCAGTCGCTCATGGAGATGGCCAAGCTCTACGGCGGCAGCAAAGGAAAAGGCAAGTTCGACCCCAATACCGGCAGGAAGAGGTAGGACGTGGACGTCACCTATCATCGCGGTCCAGTGATGTCCATGTTCCCCACCGAGTCCGAGCGGTCGACCTTGAGGGAGCCCGGAGCCGGGAGCGGAATCCTGTCGAAGGAACTCGGCCGGTCGAAGAGGAAGTACCCGGAGTCGGTACTGAGACAAGAGATGGACAAATCGGCCGTAGATCGTCTCATCGACCAGTTCGCAGGGGAGTACCTCGGAGCGATCGATCTCTGCCTGCTCAAGTTCGCCGCCGCCAGGCCGAAGTTCAAGACCAAGCCGGGAGCGATGTCGGCCAGGAAGGTTCCCGATCCCGTCACCGACGTCAAAGTCGATCCGACCAAGACGGAGATCATGCGGAAGAACGTGGCCACGATGCGCGCGAAGGGGGCCTTGAAGGGCGAAGCGAAGGGAGAAGTCTCCTTTCCCAAGGGATACGATCCCGCGGCTCCGACGCCGGCTCCGGCCGCAAAATCAAGTCCTCTCAAGGCCCGCGCACCGGTACCAGCACCAGCTCCCGAACCTACGCCGCAAGCGTTGCCGGTAGCAAAGACCAGGATGATGGCGCCGTCGCCTAAGACGGCGCTCCCCATCGATCCCAGAGTCGGTGGACCTCCGAGACCAGCTCCGACTCCTTCCGCTCCTGCAAAGCCTCCGGCCATGGTTCCGGATTCCCGAGGGGGAAAGACCGTGGCTCCCTCGGCGGGACCTCCGGGAGGTAAGCCCTCTCCGGCCCTTCCCGGAAAAGGCGCGACGCCGACCGGAACACCAGGTCCTACCGCGATGCCCATGGCCGACCCCTTCGGCAAGGGATACAGTGCACCGGCACCGGTTCCTGCCGGAAAAGGAGTGACTCCGACCGGAACGCCGGGCCCCACGGCGATGCCGATGGTCGATCCCTTCAACAAGGGATATGGCGCGACGGCTCCGAAGCCTGCTCCGTCCCCGACACCGACTCCGGCTCCGTCATCCACTCCTGCGCCGGCAGCCGAGACCCCGCCGCAGAAGATGACCCGGATGATGGGATCCGAGGTCAACGTGCCCGGCGGAGGGAAGGCACCTCCGAAGCGCCTGATGGAAGACATCCGGATGGGAGGCAAGGCCGGAACGCAGGCTCCGCCTCCTGGTGCCACCACTCCTACGGAGTTCAAGCCGTCAGCCAAACCTGAGACTCCGGTCGACGCTGCCGCTAAGAAGAAGGGTGGAAAAGGCGGAGCGGCCGGAGCGGGAGCGGCCGGAACAACCGGAGAGTTCACCCAGGAGCAGATGCAACGCTTCCAGGAAGCGCAGATGGGTGGCAAAGGATTCGAGGCCTGGAAACAGAAGCAGAACATCACCGAGATGCCGGACTGGAAGCGGTTCGCCGTCCAGACCGGAATGGGAATCGCCCCGGCCCTGCTCCTGAACGCAATGGGCGTGGAAGGCATGGTCCCGTGGATGCTGGCCATGAGCGCGCCCCAGTTCGCGATGCCGTACGCTGAGAAGTGGCTGGGCCACGATCCTAAGATCATGTCGGCTGCTCCGATGGGGTATGCAAAGGGTCAGACCAGGGCACAGATGGAAAAGGCACAGGCTTCACCCCCGAAGGAGGCCAAGGGGAAGGCTGCAGTCGCCAATCCGGGTCGGGCTCGCGACGAGTCCGGAAAGTTCTCTAAGTCAGCTTCCTTCGATATCCTTCTCGAACGCCTGCATCAGGCATCGGTGAGGTAGATGTTCACCGACCTCGGACCTTTCAGCATCACGCCCCTCGGCTGCGACAGCCCCGATTGGGGCCCCGTGGCCATTCCACTTCATCCCCGTTCGCTCGAGAAGATCGCCGGGTCCACGTACATCCCCGAGAAGCTCCTCGACTTCATGGACAAGATCAGGCCGCGCAACGACGGGGTCTACGTGCTGCTGAATGCGATCGGGGCAGGGGAGTGGTTCTCGAGTAATAAGAATGGGGACTACTTCCCCGAGTGGAGCCTCCTTGGAGATCCGCCTCCGCTTCCCGTCAAGGACTATCTGCGGGAGAACAAACTCCCGATGCCGGTCGACTATGGGTACACGACCTTCGTACGATACGCATATCCGTTCATGCACCACCAAAATAAGGACGTTGTCCACGCCATCGGTGAACGCGTCTGCTGCGCGGCCTACAATGATCGCATGCACCGGATCGAGCTGATCGTATTCATCTCTTCCGAGAAAGCTCCCGACGTCGTCCGAAGGATCAATGCCGGGGAGTTGGTGCCTTGGTCCATGGGCAGCAAATTGCCTTTTGATTGCTGTTCCGTATGCTTTCATCCGGCCACTCGCCGCGAGGACTATTGCGATCATCTGAAGAACCACCTCAACGAGATCATGCCGGACGGGACCAAGGTCTTCTCATACAACTACTTCCCGAGGTTCTTCGACATCTCGGTCGTGATGGTTCCCGCGGACCGGAGCGCCTACTCCCTGAAGAAGGTCGCCTCGGTCCAGCGGTTCTTCGGGGTCGACGAGGAGACAGGTCTCGCTCTCCCGGTCCCCGAGGGGATGTCGAAGTTCGCCGGGATCATGGACTTCCTGTCAGCCGGCGGGCAGAAGGAAGCCGAGATCACGAAGAAGATTCCGGCCCAGGCGCCGGCCGAGAACCTCGGTCCATCGCCCATTGACCCATCCCTGTGGGACTTCATCAGGGACATGGTCCGTAGCGATCGAGCACGGACGGAGACGGCCCCCGAGATCATGAATCTCGACGTCTCTCTCCCGTCCGTCGTCTCCGCGTTGACCTCGATGGGGATCATCATGAACCCGGAGGAGACGGACCGCGTGACCGGGGGCGGGGAATTCCCTCAGGATCTTGAACTCCAGGCCCCCAGCGCTACAATAATGGAGAAGGTAAAGCCTCTCGTCCGACGCAGGTCGATGTTCGACCCGCACTTTTCGGATCGAGTCTCTCAGGATCTCCCGGAGGCGCCCCGCAAGATCGTGGTTCTTGCGAAACGGGCTTCCTACGAGGGTTACCGGAGATGGCTCCGCGAGGGGCTTGACCTTGACAAGTTGGCTCAGGTGGCGGCTCATCCGTCCGTGCGGCTGTTCCTGGACCCGAATGCCGTTGAAGCAAAAATGGTCGGACTCGGGTTTGAGAAGGCGGCCACGGATCATCCGAACAGGATGATGATGCCTTTCATCGCGGGCGCGGGCATGGATGAGTGAGACGTGGTTGGGGCTTGGGGCCCCTCAAGTATCTGAGCCGGGCGAGGGAGACACCGAGGAGGACTCATGAACATCTCCGAGATGATGGAAAAGATCCGCAAGGACGGCACCATGGAGAAGGTGGCCGCCCAGGGCGGAGCCCTCAGCACCGAGGACCAGGAGAAGACGGCTCTCGCGAACGACCTCTGGTACTCCGGCAAGCTCATGGGCCACGCTCTCGTCGAGGGCATGCTCGAGAAAGTCGCGGAGCCCCCGGCGGGCGCCAGCGGCAAGACCCCGGATTCCAAGGGCAACACGAGCAACGACAAGTCCAACTTCAAGCGCATCGCGGACAAAGTCTTCGCCGCCCACGGCATGAAGACCCCCGGCACGGTGCCCAGCATCCCCGGAGGGAGCCCGCTGGTCGTCGCCGAGAAGACGGCCCCGCAGCAGGTCCACAACCCGAACCCGAACGACGCCGTGGGCAAGTAGGCGGGAGGGAACTCACCATGCCGATCGACTTCGACAAGTTGGCCGAGGCCTTCGAAGCCGGCTCGTCCTTCCTGGGGGAGGACGAATCCGTTCTGCTCGCCACGGCCGTCGAGACCATTCTCATCGAGAAGGAGGCGGGGCGCCTCGATCTCGACCTCGACGAGCAGGAGATCATCCTTTTCGGGGCCGCGATCGCGGAGGAACTGACCACAAGGAGCTGAAGTCATGGCCGACAAACTCAGCATGCAGAGCATCTACGAGGGCGTCATCGAGAAGGAGGCGTCCCTCAAACTCAAGAACCTGGAAGAGGCCTACCAGGACGACGAGAACCGGATCGAGCTGCTCGACCAGGCCCTCGACATCGTCAAGCAGGCTTGCGCCGACGGCGAGCTCCCCGAGCTCAACGCGTCCGAGGTTCTCAGCCTGGCGGCCGAACTGGTCGAAGGCGAGATGATGAACAAGGAAGCGGAAGCCTGGTTCGGTCACGGAGAGACGCTCGCCTTCCTCCTGGCCTCGAAGGGGGTCACCGAGGAGGACATCGAGAAGATCGCCACGGACGAAGACGCCGAGGACTTCGGGGACGCCTGCGCGTCTCTCCTCTCCGACTACTACGCGGGGAAGTACGACCCCGAGGCCGAGACCGAGACGGAGACCGAAGAGGAGGAAGAGGCGGGGGAAGAGGAGGAGTAGTCACGGGGCGCGGTAGCCAGGAGATGAAGTCGTGAGCGGCATCGACATCAAAGCCTTGATCGAGCGGGCAAGGGCCAATGCGGCCCATACGGGCGCTTCGGCGTCCAATGAAGGAACCCTCGATTCGCTTCTCGACGAGATGCCGGAAAAGGACGCGGCGGAGATCAAGCGGCTTTCCGCGGAACTCAACAACTGGGTGGAAGAAGAAGAACACGATGACGCGCTCCAGAAGAAGGCAGCCGTCGAGCGCGCGAGAAACTTCGCGACCGCCAAGCTGCTGATGGCGGTTGACGTGCTGACGGAGGCGATGCACCGATGAACGGCAAAAAAGTCGCAGCCGAGATCCAAGGGGCGCTTTTCTCTCAGCAGCGCATGATCAAGCAGGCCCAGGACAAGGGCGCGCGGGATCAAGAGAAACTCGCGGCCGTCGAGGGGGAGAACCACATCCTTCGCGAGGTTCTGGACCTGGTGACCAAGGGACACATCGACCCAAGCGACGCGCTGAAGACCGCCGAGCAGTTCTTGGCGGACCCGGGGCGAATGGAAGTGTTGAAGGAAGCGCTCGCACTCGGGATCAACCGGTCGTTGGCGATCGGCGAGGTTACGCAGGATCAGGGAGACGCGGACGACAAGGCGGATCCGCTGACCCGTTTCCTCCGGGACAACGTCGCCCCGAACACAAGGTCCATGTAACGAAGGAGACTCCAGATGGGATACGACGATCGTAAGACCACCAGCCTGGTGCGCCTGAACTCCAAGATCTCCGCCGTCAACCTGATGCACCTGGACTACTCGGGGGCGGCGGTGCCGGAAGGGCGCTTCATCAAGGAGGACGCGCAGGGCCGGGCCGTGCTCGCGGGAGCCGCCGACTTCTTCGCGTACCTGAACTTCCTCGACACGGTCCACGGGTCGGTCAAGGCCAGCACCAAGGACAACTTCGACGCGTCCGCCCCCACCCTCGAGCACGGAACGGGCGGCCTCTCGGGGATCGTCGGCAGCGGACTCCCCATCGGGATCGCGCAGTCCGAGTGGGACCCGGCCACGGTGCCCGCCCTCGGCGACGTCGTCGCCATCGGCGCGAGCGCCCGTCCCCGCGCCTACAACCCGCCGGGCGGCGGCGCCCCCATCCCGATCAACCGTCCCTGGTTCGGCACGGTCTACCGCATCTCGCAGGGGATCGTGTGGTTCGTGTTCAACTCGAACGGCGTCGTCAGGAGCGCCTAAGCGCCGTAGTTCGCGCCCGTGGCGTACTGCGAGGCCCGTGAGCAACAAGTAGTCAAGGAGCAGAGACATGATCGAGTTCACCCCGGACCAGTTCAACGCCCTGTTCGGCGAGGCCATCAAGGCCGGCGGCGAGACGATGGAAAAGCTCGGCCAGGCGACCGGGCTCTTCGTGCAGCACAAGCTGCGCGAGAACGCGTTCTGCCGCAAGATCATGACCCCCGAGACCGTGACCGAGCGCGAGTGCCAGCGCTCCCTGACGGAGGATTCGCTCGAGTACGTCGACGACATCGAGCCGGATTCCGTCGCCATGCGGATCAACTGGCGCGGCGAGCCCGACAAGACCTGGATCATGGGCAAGCGCTACTCGATCCGGTTCCACACCATCTCCAGCGACACCTTCCAGAAGACCGAGTCGGAGCTGCGGGCGTACCGCATGCCGCTGACGAAGGTCATCGAGCAGAACATCGTCCGCGACATCCAGGAGGCCGAGGACCTGTCCTTCATGGACCACGTGAAGGCGGCTCTCTTCCTCGCGACCCGGCACCAGTACAACAAGCTGGTGGAGCGCGGGGTCTACTCCACGACCAAGAACTTCGCGGACGAGACCGAGCTCGCCAACTTCCTCTTCACCCAGAACAAGATCTACCAGGCGAGCCCCTGGGCGGCCGCGATCCCGACCTCGGCCCTGAACCGCGCCCGCGGCTACCACACGAACGTTCTGTTCAGCGACCAGACGGAGTTCAACCGCATCGTCCTCCGCGAGGTCGTGAAGGTCTGCGCCGCGCGCCAGATGAAGGCCAAGTGCTTCCTCATGCACGAGTACGACTACGCCGACACCGTGGCGTGGTCCGTCAACGAGGCCGGCCTCGAGGTGACCAGCGAGATCGTCAAGGACGGGTACAAGTACACGACGATCGGCGGGTTCACCTACGTCACGACCGTCCGGGACAACCCGAAGCTCGTGATGCCGGGACAGATCTTCTGCTTCCCGTCGCCCCAGTTCCTGGGCCGGTTCCTCATCCTCGACAACACCAAGTTCTTCATCGACCGGCGCGGCCGGTTCATCTCCATGGAAGCCTGGGAAGAGATCGGGGCGGGGTTCGGGAACATCCTGGGCGTGGCCTGCGTCCTCCTGAAGGGCGCGGAGCTCACCATCCCGGTGCAGTTCCAGGACCCGCTGGACGCCCTCACGGGCGCCGGCAGCCTCCGGATCATCAACGACCACACGAGGACCTCGATCCCGGTGCCGGTGTAATAGCCGGCTGGTTCGCTCTCGAAGGCCCGCTCGCCCAACAAAACGGCGGGCGGGCCTTTTCTTTTATCTCGGAGCAGGGAGAAAGGTGCACCATGAGAAACGTGAGAGTCGTCTCGTTCAAGGAAGGGGTCATCGAGGCCGGCACGGCCCGGTTGAGGACCCGCAGGGAAGAGATCATCCAGGAGGATCAGCTCTACCCGTACGCCATGACCGACCACGGGATGTACCTGGCCATCGCCAACATGGACAAGAACCTCGAGAAGATCGGCGCCATGGCGGATCCGATGGTTCTGAAGGACCTCGGATGGTCGGTCCCCGAGAGCGTCTTCGAAGGCAAGGGCTTGCCTCCCGAAGTCATGGTCCCCAAGAACATCTATCCGGTTGCCCCTCAGGCTCCGGCTGTCGTGGAGACGCCTGTCAAGGTCAGCGAAGAGACCAAGAAAGCGGTCACGGACATGGTTCTCGGGACGGAAGCGCGTATCCTTGATGAGAAGGGCAAGGACGAGCCGAGGTCGAAGAAGAAGCACAGCCGGTAGGAGCGGCAACGATGCCAGAGGTCCGAGTCCCAAAACCGCTGGTTCGAGAACTCCGGTCGAAGCTCCGTGACTACCCGGAGGTCAACTACCTCTATCAGGCGGAGGAGAGTTCGGATCCGGACCTGGCCAGGATCCTCTACGAGGCCCTCGAGGACCTGAATCTCATGGGACCGGTCTTCGACACGGCCTGGACGTTCATGGACATCCCCACCAGGGCCGTACGCCTGGTCCTCGACCTTGCCGTCTGCCGAACGCTCAACGAGGTCGCGCTCTGGATGGCGAGGAACGAGTTCCAGTACCAGTCCGGGAACACGTCCATCAAACTCTTCGACCGGTGGCGGTCCTACATGCAACTCCAACCCATGTTGAAGGCCCAGGCGGACGCCGCGGCGAAGGCCTTCAAGGTCGCGACCAACGTGAACCTGGGATGGGGCTCCAACTTGACGGAGATGTACGACGCCTGGAGAAGCATGGAGAGCGCCGACTGGGTCACGGTTTCAGTCTGACCAGGAGCAGGGAGAGAGGTACGTCATGCCGAAGTTCGAACTCCACGGACAGAAGGATCTCAGCCTGGCGATCGGGGCCCTCGGGGACGTGAGCATCGTGGTCGCCGTCGCCTCGACGCACGCGCAGATCCGGAACATCGACAAATACCAGGCGTTCCTGTACTCGATCGTGGTCGCGCCGGCGTTCCCGGGCGACTGGATGCGAGGAGAGCCCGGCGAGGAACTCAACATCAAGATGGGCGCCGGGGCCAGGGTGAATCTCCGAAAGCCGTTCTATCCGAGGAACCCGTACACGGAGCACGACGATCCGGTTACGGGAAAGCCCGATGTCCTCGACGTTCCCATCGAGATCGAAGTGTCCCAGGTCGACTGGTCCTAACGGAGGAACGCAAGCCTCCTTAGAGCCC